GTTTGGGAATGAGTTTAAGAACCCATTTGAACATATGTTTCTCCTTAGTAATTACTAAAGTATATTCTACCCTTGATCCGTGGTGTTTTCAACCTCTAGGTTGGTCATTTCATCATATAAACGACCTGTATATTGATATTCTCCAACATGGCTTATATAACTCATGATATAACAATACAGTTTTCCACCAATATCAGACCATAATTTACAAAATGCAAAGTCTTCTCCAAAGTATCGTTTAGTCTCCGGATCATAATATGTATCAAAAAAATTATACAAATGTGGGCGATCCATATACTTACCATCAATTGTCGTTTTTTGTTTTATCTCTTTATTGGGATAACTTTTAATGAGTTTATCAAACACATCACGTCTAATTAACATACATCCTGTTGGACAATGTGTTGCTTCTATAAGACCTTTGTTAATTTTAATATCTTGATTATTATCTTTTATTAATAAAGGATACTGTAAAATGTGATGTTCGCATTGATCTGCGTTTTTTACAAAACCCCCTTGTATCTTGGTCATTAAAGTATCCCATTGAGCTGTTTTCATAGGATAGGGTATAGAAACTATTTCTTTATCAAATTCTAATAATCTAAATATACTTTCTGATTTAAAAGCAATATCAGAATCCACAAATAACATGTGTGTAAAATCAGAGTTTAAAAAATAACTAACACATAAATTTCTACCTTGTGTAACTAAACTAGATTTCATCATTTGAAACATAACTTTTATATTACGTTTCATACATTCTTTTTGTAACTCCAACATTGTTTGTGTGTAGTGCATAGACACATCGCTGTGAACAGGTGTTGCCACAAACAAACTAATAGGTCTTTCTTCTTTTAACCAAATAGGTTTATTGTTTTGCATTTAAAACTCCCTGCAAAAAATTAGTCCATTCGTGTTTCTTTTTTTTCCAAGAATAAAAACGTTGTACATATTTTTGTTGTTCTGTTAAATGTTCATTGATCGTTGGTTCGTGAAGCGTGTCTCGGCATATTTTAATCCCTTCAGCAAATTGATAAGCCAAGTTTTTTAAATTAGTTTCATAGTTAACATATACAGGGAACTCGGCTCCTGTTTCATATAGCGCACCATAATTAGTTACAATACAATACAAACCTGCTGCCATACATTCAAGTAATGATATACAAGATGTTTCTTCCCAAATACTTGGATAAGCAAACATATCGTAATAGGGAAGTTTTTGTAAAATAAAATCGTTTGATCTGTAACCTAAATAATTTACGTTAGGTAACTGACGGGCTTGATCGTATAAATCCTCATAGTCTCCATCATTTTTTTTTTGAAAGTCTTTACCATAAATTTCACAACTACTATATACATCAAGTTCTATATTTTCTTTCTCAAGTAATTGCATAGTAGCTAATAGAACATTTAAACCTCTCCACGGCGTAGGGTGAAATATTAATCTTAAAGTACTATCTTTTTGATAGGGTATTCTTTTAGGAAACTCTGTAACACCATTTTTTATAACATGACAACGTTCTGTTGGGACGTCATACAAGTATCTAAACTTTTCATAATTCCAACTAGAGTTAAAAACATACCAATCGTATTTGTAATGATTGTTTTTATCTTTAAACCAAGGCTCTATGTTGGGTTGGTTAGGTGCATTTTTTTGCCACAAAATATTTATTTTATTTTTAGATAGCGGTATTTTACCAGGAACAGAAGTGCAAATAGAAAATTCTTTAAGAAGACTTTTATCAACAAAACGTGTTAAAAAGTTTTGTTGTAATTCAGTCCCTCCTAAAGGTTTCAATTTGTATCTCCCTCCATTGGTAACTCAGGGACAATAATATTAACGTCCCTTTGAATGTCGTTTTCAGTTGTGGTTGTGGCGGAATCGTTAACATCTTTTTGTGCTTCTTCTTCGTTAGCATAAAGCACTCCTGTTTTTTTGTTTTTAATTTTTGTCTCTGATTTACAATGTATAATTTCCATAGTTAAACCTAACTAAATTTTAAACAAAAGTAAATAAAATTATCCATTTTCTTGAGAACGATCTAGCAGAGCGTAGGACACAATACCTTGTATTTCTCCCCCGGTGCCTGCGGTAAGTTTTAAAATATCACCTTCTTCTAATACTAAAGTTTGTGAAATAATTTGTCGTGTTGTATTAGCGCTTAAAGAGACACTATCTATTCTAAAGGTAGCACTGGCACTTGTGTCTGTAACTTGTGTTACTAAACTTACTGCACCTGTTGAACCATTGTGCGCTTGTATTTGTTTTACTAAACAACGACCATTTGCCGGCGCTGTCAGTACACTTGTTGTGTCTGTGTTTGTTAGTGAAAAACCTTGATTTTTATATTGTATTGTCATTAGCTCATAAAGAAGTTAAAGGCATCTTGTTCATTTTTTAAATCATTTTGATAAGCAAAATTTAATTGGTTTACTAATGTTTCAATACCATAGGTTATTTGTCTTTGGTTTTGTACCACATAATCATCATTGAGGTCAGGTATTAAAATATTTATTTTAGCCATTATCTTCTTCCATCTGCTTGTACATCTGCTCTAAATGCACCAAATCTCCATGACTCATCGGTTGTTGTATTTTCTATTTTTAAGGATGCTAATCTACCTCTTGCTCTTGTGTCAACTTTTTTTGTACTAGAGGTTATTGTAAATGGACCAAGTGGTGAGGAGGCTTCTGTTTCTGAAGGAAAGTTTTTTAAATTTATTGTAATTTGAGCATTACCATCAAGCTTACCAAAATCAGGAATAAATCTTCTCATCTTAACAAAAAACTCTCCCGCACTTCCTTCTATAGGCATTTCAAAATCGCCTGATTCTATAAAAGCATTAATTGCAGTTTTGTTACCTAAAATATCTAGTTGGTTATTACCTGTTTCATGTCTGTATAAAGTGGCTTTTCCAAATTCATTTGTAATACCATTAATAGTCAGTGTTGGTAAACCTGTTGCACTATATTCAGTTGCATAAGGATTATCTAAAACATACTTGTCACTATATGCAGTTCTAGCTAAAGAACTTGTGGTCCATAAAGCTTCTCTATAATTTAAAGTGACACACCTATCTATAGTTGTAGAACCATCTTTGCAATAAAACCAATTTATTTCTGTAAACAAAGTATTATATCCCGCAAAGACTTGTTCACTTTGACCAAAATTAAAACCTAAATCATCACTGGTTTGTGTAGTAAATACAAAGTCCTCAACAGTACATGTAATTTTCTTTACAGAACCACCATCATACACATAAAAACCACCCGCTTTACTCATCCAATACATAATACCATCTACATGCACTAATGAATGTTGTGACATCGCCCCACAATTAGAACCTACTTGCCTTACAGAAAATGTAAACGGCGGACCAACAAATTGCATAATATAAGCAGACGTGTCTGTAACAATGAAAATATAATCTTTACCTCTAGCCGCACAAACAATTTTAGAACCACTATCAAGTTGAAAGGTACCTGCTGTGTTAGTAGATACAGGCACATAATCTGTTCTATCTTCTTGATCAGAAAAGCGAATAAACATTTTATCTTGTGTACTAATATTACCTATTGTAGTTTCTGTACCTAAATGAATTAAGTGACGATCTGTATCAGAGACAATAGTCATGACACTCGCAGTTGGGTTTGTAGTAATTGCAGTTGCCCGCGCTGTAACACCACTGGTTGGGTTCCATTCAAAAGATCCTCCGTTTTTAATTGTTGCAATTAAAATAGATCCATAATTATCAAGTGACCAATTCCCTGGTTCTAAAGATGTTGCTGAACTTAAAGTTGCCGATCCCCAATTTGTAGCACCACCCCAGACACCTGTGCCCCAACCAAATCCTAGCGTTTGAGTGGCTGCACCTACTGGAACATAAGCTTGCACAGAACCTGAACCTGCTGTAGACATACCTGAACCAGATTCATTAGATGTCATTGTAATAGTAAAACTGTTTGCAGATACAGTAATTATTTGAAAAGGGTTATCTGTAAAATTAGATGCCGTAAAACCAGTGCCACTTCCCGGCATCGTTACAGAAGAAAATTCTATAAATTCCCCTGCAGTTAAAGCATGTGAACTTTTATTAACAGTAACTGTCGCAGAACCATTTGTTGAAGAAAACGTTAATCCAGTAATAGCTGTTTCTAATGGACTAATATCATACATTGCAGAACCATAAAATATAAAAAGCCCCTTACTTGTACCAATCGCTATATATTCTGTACCATCCCGATCTGTCCAAATGTGGGTAGCTCGTGCAACACCAGGTAAAGTTGTCGCTACAGCTTGTTGCCACCCTCCTATTTTTTCAGGTTCACCATAACGAAAACGAACAAAGTCTCCATCTGTCCATTGATTTGCTGCTTCACTTTGTGTTATTTGTTTGTTAAAGCCCCCTTTAAAAGGTATACGTATTAAAGGCATGTTACCTCGCAGTCACAGGGTTTGTTCCATCACCAATAAAGGGTGCTTCAGCAAAAGCCATGTAAACATAAGTTTTTCCACTTGCATTTATATTATCTCCATCACTTCCTGCACCTCTTATTTTAAAACCATTACTTAAAAAATCTATTGCCATATTTGCATCATCATCTTCTGCTGCACTTAAATTTGGTTTTAAAACATTATCAGCAGGATTGAATGTATTTCTTTTGTTATCTAAAATACACCAATGATAACCATTATCTACTGTTCGTTTAATCATAATCCAAGATGGAGTAAAATTGGTTTGAATAAAGGGCCCATTGGAATTACCATTTCCAGTGTAGGTATTAAATTTACTAAAATTTTCAACTTCGTTCCAGCAATATGCAACACAACTTGCAGAAGCTGAAAGAGATGAAGCAGTCCTTAAACTAAAAACTGTTGAAGTGGTAGCATTTGGAAAAAAAGCAGTGCCCGGATTAAATCTTTGAGAAGCATCACTTAAATTTAATGCTAAAGAATATTGATTACCTCTTAAATCAAAATCACTTTGATGGTAAACTGACCAATTACTTGTATCATCAACCCTTTTAAACATAAACCATCTAGGTGCTACACTTAACCCATGCCCAACTGTAAAATCTTCTGTTCCACTAGGTGCTGTAAACTGGACTATACTAAACCCAGCAGTTGTATTAGCTTGAACTGTACTTGTGATTGAACCATTACTGTTTGATGCTGTTGTTGATTTGTTTGCTACCCAGTTCCAATCAACAAATGAGTTACTAGCTGTGTTTGTATAACCAGCATCTTCTGTTGCAAAGCCACCTTTTAAAAATCTTGTAAGACCATCTGAATCTGTAGCTTGTGCACCAGTAGTATTAGAATTAAGATAATTGTGAATACCTCTACTAGAATCATATAAAACATGATTAAAACTTGCACTGTCTCTATTTTTAATCCAACTAAAACTACTTATACCTTCATCTTTTTCTGGTAAGTTGTCCTGTTGTAAAGCTAAAAAGTCAGTTGGTGGAGTGTATGAAAAACTTTTTTGACCAAAATTATATGTGTGTGTGTTTGTAGACCCTGAGTTTCCTGCACCACTCGCAGGGTGTAAAATAGCATTTGCTAAAGATGTTCCACCATAGGCAACTGCACCAGTACCAGTTGATCCACTGGTAGGTGCTCCGCTATTTCTCCATGTATTATTACCACCTATGTACAACATTTTATTATCAGCATCCAAAGCAAATTGAATAATATCACCATTTGAAAAACCACTACCCCATGAACCACTAACATTAGAACCTAACATCATCATACCACCAGTTGTATTCATTCTGTTCCAAGCTATTCCAGTGTTTATAGGTGCACTAGTTAAAGATGCAGTATTAGGAGCAACTCCTATTCTATCATATCCACCAGATGTATTTAGTGTAAATTCCCAGTACCACTTACCACTTGAAGGAATAGCCATACCTGATAAACCACAAGTATCAGCAGCACCAACTGCCAGTTTTAAATTACCTTCAGAAAGAGTAATACTACCACCAGTTCTACCACCCATAGTCATGTGATTCTGGGTAGGACTATCGGTGGTTACATCAGAAGCGACCAAACCACTTACAGAAAAATCATTAGTATTACCACTCGTATCATCTCCGATCGCAGAGGGCGATGCAAACGTTAATCTTACGCCATTTGTTCCATAGGTTGTGGAAATTGTTTTTGGAATCCAACGACCAGTTGATGTGTCAGTTTGCCCATATATAGATGGATCATCAATTCTGTTATCAACTTGATTAAATTCTGCCATATATCCATCAAAAACTTGACCAGTAGAATGAGATGTCTGTCCTATAATTTGTGTTGTTCCATCACTTAAACCAACAACAGCAGTATTTTGTGCTGGGTTATTATCTGAATTCCAACTCGTTATTCTATTCCCATCAATATAAAGTTTTGATCTATCTGTTGCCGTTCCTTGAGTTGCATCAATTTGCCAAACACAATGATAAAACTTACTTTTATCTTCAAAAGTTCTGTTTGTTACTTTTTGAAATTCTGATGTTCCATTTGTTAATCGTAATACTATTCTATCTGAGGTATCAAATTTAACAAATAATCTTGATGAGGGAGCGGCCGCAAACATAATCATATCTGCACCAAGATTTCCTCTTTTAAACCACCATGAAAAAGTACCTTTTTGTTGACTTGCACCAGTATCTTGAGTCCTTGTCAGTTTTGGATTATCGTCATCATTAAATATAACACTATTTGTAATAGCCGGATCTGCTGTAAATGGAACAAAATTACCAATCCTTTGACCAAGACCATTACCTTCGTAAATCACAGTGTTAAAATATTCTTCGCCTTTTATAATTGTTGGTGTACCCATATTAACTTCCTAAGTTTGTTGTGTTCAATGCTTTAAAACCAGTTGGCACTGTATTGTTAAATCCTGTACCACTTCCAATGGATGTATCTGCACCAAAAAATGCGTGTACAACAGCAGTACCATGTGAAGCTGACGTTTGACTAAAATGCATATTTGCTCTATATCCTTTTAGTTCAAGTCCAGATGATGTTGCATTTGTACCATTTGCAGGGTTACCACTATTATAATAAGTTCCATTTTTACCAACCCATAGTTTAGTACCCTCTCTTGCAAAATTAAGCACATCACCCATTGAAAAACTACTAAAAAAACTTGTTAGATTTGCACCATTACCCTGAAAAGATGAGCTACTACCTGTTCCCGGAATCACATGGAATTCAGGACCTCCTGATAAAGTTTGTTGCACACCTTGATTAGCTTGAATATACGCAGCATTTATATCTTCTCTCATAATACCCAACCTTAATTGTTGA